CTTCAGGGGTTTCGGTTTCTGCCGGGGTTTCTACTTCATCCACCTCAGCAGTTTTCGTAGCTTCATCGGTAGTAGCTTCGTTCAATTGTTCTGTGCCTTCAGCGGTAGTTGTTTCTACGGCTTCAGGGGTTTCGGTTTTTTGTTTTCTTGATGCCATAACTTTAATACTTAAAAAGGGAATGGAGTCAATTGCTCCACTCCCTTTGCATTTATACTATTTTGACCTGAGACCGCAATTAAGCGTTCTTGTACGCTGTCCAGCATACGATTTCACGAGGACGAACGATGTTAACGTCCATCTTCATGCGCATCTGGAAGAAGTACAGCTCGCTGTTAGCTTGGAGACGTTCTACCTTAACGACTTCCGCATCGTTAGCGTAGTCAACGCCCATCCAGAGGTTAGACTCCATGCCGGTAGTGAACTCACCAAGAACGATAGTATGTTCAGGAATACCAACGATAGGAACGATACGCTTACCTTTGAAGCGGTATTCGTTCACCTTAGTGTTGTCTGAATACTTCACTTGCTTGTCACTGAGATACTGGTCGTAGAGGTCCCAGATGTCCCAACCGCATACGAAGACCAAACCGGCTTTCTTACGGATTTGCTTAGGGCATTTTTGCCACATGGTGTTGAAAGCAGCTTCAACGCTTGCACCGGTAGTAAGCTCGGTAGAACCTGCGATGATAACTTGACCACCAGCCTTTTCGACTTCAGTAGCGTCATCAGCAGTGTTAGCGAGAATACGTTTGAGCGCACCGTCAAAGTATTTCATAGGACCACCGGCACTTTCGCCTCCGATAGCGGTACAGTTCTCAGGGGCAGTAACCTTAGCAGCGTCAGTGCCACCCTTTGCGCTACACCAGATAGACTCACCGATGTACTCGTTCTTGGTGTCCATCAAAAGACGGAGCATCTTAGCTTGTACTTTGGGGTCCAATTCACGGAACACCAAGTTACCGTCCGGCTGTGCGAACTTGTAATACTTCTCGTAGTCACGAGGATTAAATTCGAGATACACCATGAACTCTTGGGGTTCCAAGTAACGCTCTGTGAGAGTGTACTGGTTCAAGCCACCAACCTTGCCTTCACCGGCACCGTGAGTAGAGGTAGGAGTAGGAACATTGTCCTGAACAATCTTACCCAACTGAATGGTCGGAATGGTGTACTTGAACTGGATGCCAGACTTAATGTGGATAAGTCCTTCTTTGTATGTGTCGTTACCCTGAGCCGTATAGGTAAGGAGGTCTTCAAGGACCTCGCCAGCGTAACTGTTTTGTGCAAAATTTACAGAACTTGCCATATACGTATTGTATTTTATTTATTAGTCGAGAGTTTTGAACTCAAAATCTTTGCCGACCACGTTGTCAACGGCTTCAGCCATTTTCTTCTCAGCTTCGGTCATGGCGTTTGCAGCGTCATTCACGTTAGCCGGGTCAGTAGCGATTTTGTCAGTGATTTTGTCACGCTTCTCAATAGAGTTGAGGGTAGCCTTAACGACCTCGAAGTTAGTAGCTGCCATAGCAACCCAAGTTTCCTTAGATTCAGCTGTGATTTTGCCATCAGCGATAGCATCTTCGATGAACTTAGCTACTTCAGCGTCATGCTGAGCTTTCTCAGCGTCCTGATAAGTTTTCAATTTAGCGTTGGCATCGGCCAATTCTTTCTTAGCATTGACCAGTTGCGCATCTACGCCGGCTTTTTCGATTTTGAGAGCGTCATACTGAGACTGAACGTCTTTGACTTTCTTCTCAGCGTCCATCAACGCAGTGACACGATTGATGACTGCTGATACTTCTGAACTCTTGTCCAAACCAAGCTGGGCGCAAACAGAACCAAATGCAAATTCTTGTTCTTTGTCCATGTTTTTTGAAATTGAATTATTTATTTGATTTTGATTAGGAATAGAACTGGAATTATCAAGTGGTTTAATATCGCCCAGTTCAGTATTGATTGAAGCCATAATTTCTTGGATAGCACAGGCCTCTTCCACTCCTTTAATTGAATCTTTCACTTTGGTGCAAACTTGCTTAGATGTCTTGATGACATTTTCAGCTGGAATGATACCGGCTTCAACTGCTTGCTTGGCATCGAAATATGTGCCATCACAACCTTCTGCGCCTTCCATGATTTCTCGCACCTTAGCCTTACTGAGACCAAAACGCTTAGTGTAAACCGTTTCAATCTGCTTACGAAACGCATCCAGCATCTGATTTGTGTCTGGGTCTTCGTCTTTCACTTGACATCCATCCTCAGTTTTTTTAGTCTGCATGAATGGGTTATGAATCATCAAGATTGAATAATCTCGCATATATGAACGAGTGCCGGCAGCCCACAACACTGAAGCCATAGATGCCGCCAAACCTTCAATGATAGTTTCAGTTTCGATAGGACTGTTCTGGATGATTGAGTAAGTACCCATTCCATGAAGAACGCTACCGCCTTCGCTATTTATGCTGATGACAATTTTTGATGGCTTGATATAATCCTGAAGCCACAAGAACTCATCATTAAAGTTCCTTGTCAGATATTCATCTATATGACCATAAATTCGCATATAAGCTGGCTCATTAGCTTTAACTGCACCAACTACATATTTTAATTTATCAGTATTCATATCAGCTTTTTCACAAGAATAGTAATTCAGAAATTTTATGGTTTGTTTTATGACGATTCTTCTGAGCTTGTTTCACTTTCAGTATCGCTGTCTGTAGTGTCAACATGAGGTTCAAAATGAGCCGCATCTTCAATGTCAACTGGATGGCTGCCATGATTGTCTTCATCATGTTCAGGCGCATCTGCATGGTCGGTAAATGGCGGCATAACCAAATATCTATCAACCCAATTACGATATTGAAACGAAGATGATGTACGGAACCAGATTTCATAGTCAATCCAATATGGCTGGAGACCATTATCATAAGATTCCAGCATATCGAAGTAAGTCAAATTGCAGCGTTCGTTCAACGCAGCTTCCGTGTCTTTAGCATCTTGAATAGCGTCATTAATTTGTTGAAAAACACGAAATCCATGTGTTTCAACAATATCGTCACTGTTATTCAAGTCGTTGAGAATGTACCTGATACGCATAGTAGCTCGACCTTCGCCAATACGCTGCTGTGCTACAAGGAAGCGCACATTCACAAATCGAATAAACGCAGCCGGGAAAGCTACAGCATATTCTTCATTAATTTTGCTCCGAACTATACGCTCAAATTGTCCGTTGTCAACCTTAACAGTTTGGAACAATTTTGGAGATGTGTCATCATTTGGGTCTATATGCAAAGACTCTAACACCCTTCTTGCTGCCAGATACACATCCTCCAATGGGTTGTTATCGACCGTTTCAATAGTGGTGTATTCGTCATCTGGAAGCATGGGATTTTCCCCAGCGTCAGTTGCATATTTTTGGATGCCTTTTTTATCTACAATCATTTGGGAAATCCATCAAAAACACGAATACTATAAGTTCTGATTTTATCAGTTACATAAGAAGAATAGCCAATAAACTGACGTTGAATACTTGCCACACCGGTATTGCCATAAGTATGAGAGCCTGAAGGGTCATTATGGACCGCTGCATAACAGAAATTACGTCCATATTGACGCTTACTGTGCTTAAAAGCAAATGGGTCAGTGTAGATAGATACGCCAGTCATGCCACCGGAACCTGAAGTGTGTTGCCAAACAATTGACTCCTTCAAATTGCCAGTCTCGTGCATCAAAGCATGGGTTGCTTTGCTATTCTTAGAGCGTGATTGCCAAGCGGTAGTGCTTGTGCTATTAAATCTTCTCAGATAAAACGAATCCTTGAAGATTTTCTTAGCAGCATTACCCATCAAGGTTTCAAAGTTAAACACATTCACTTCAAACCTATTTGGTAACGTCAACCATTGCATCATAAGCTGCTTAGGTGTAATATTTACTCCTGCGGTTCCAGCCATTTTGCTTTGATACGATTAGCAATTTCTCTGAGATGCTTCTTATGCTTCTTAGGTATCTGGAAATATGTATGAGCGTCACTGAAAATTCGCTCGCCTTCAGCTACACTCTCACGGAATGTGGGGCTAATGAAATCAGGCATTTCCATTACCTTCTCAGCCATCACTTGTTCAAATTTATTTTTCTCCATCAAAACACTGGCATCTTCTTCAACTAAGAAGCAACGACAACCATGTTCAATAGGAGGAATAAGCCACGATGGGAAGCTGTTTTTGGGATAGCTTGTGCCTTCCAAAACCATGTGCCACGGTCTTACACGTTCATCGCCTTGGGTCATATAAGTCAAAACAGTGCTTTCGTTATACATCACCCAGCCGGCAGCAACGCCCATAGCATATTCTATATCATCGTTTTCTATATTCGCATAAATATCGTTATATCGTTCGCAGACCGCATCACATTCAGCTATATCTGCTACATCTTCAGGGTTAATCTCATCTGGAAGCTGCTCAGACATTTGAAATTCCTCGGCAACTGCAAAGTCAACCAAATTGTCAAGCGCAGCCAACAATACGGTACGCTGTACTTCTTCCAGTTTAGTGAGATTATCGTTATGGCTTCTGATAAGCTCCATAGCTTTTTCAAAATCCATACCAAACCCATTGATAGCATGATTCATTGCAAATTCAGCTCGCAAATCCATCATTTCTTCCAACAAGTCCCAGCGGTCTTCCATGTTACCATAGTTATCCAAGAACTTCTTGAAAATTGCGTAGATAGCTAAATATTCAGCCTTATCTTTGTCTTCTTTATCCTCCGACTCGGCTTTGACGGAAGAGAAATCGCTATCTTTTATTCCTCTTCCGATAGAAAATTTACCGAGCCTTCAGCTCCTGAAGAATCTTTTTTCTTTTCACCTCTACGATGGCCAAAACGCTTATAATATTCTTCATCAGACATAATACCTCGGTCATGCGAACCACGTTGTCCAGTCGTGCCATCGCCATCATCGCCTATTGCAGCAGCGGCAATAGAATTGAACTGTTTGCCAACGATAATGCCAAACTCCTTCTCAATTTCGTCTGGAGCAACCTCGTATTTATCTGTGATGAACGAATACAAAGCAATTTTGTCTTTATTGCTCATCTCAGCACGGTTAGCGTACTTGAACTCCAAACCATCAGGAAGATACCCCATTTGAACCAATCTTGGAAGGATTTCCTCGTTCATGGTATCTTCGATATAGCCACGGTAGGTATCAATGCGCTCACGAAAAATATCTTGATGAGCTGTGGTCGAGCCAACATACGACTGGGTTTCACCAGCCATTGATTCGGAGCCGACAATAAGGTTAGATACCTCCTTGTTTACAAAATCCATCAAGCTACTGTAAATATGTTCCGAGTTAGACATAGTAAATGTTTTTACATCTACCGAGTCATTCAAGCCAGTAACAATAATCTTGTTCTGAGCAGCATTGGCAATATTTTGGGCCAATCGTTGACGGTCGGCTGTACTTTCAGATTCAGTTTTACCATGAATAATCGGCTGTCCATAAGTATGACTGAAGTTGACATAATTAGCCAGAGTAAACTTCTTTGCCAAAATCAAAGGAGTCGTAGCTGAGAACAAACCAAGTGTGCCGGTGTTAATCAGCACATAGTTAGTCTTATACTGAGCGGAATCTAAGTCCCAGCCGGGATTCCATTGCCCCTGACGTTGAACCACTCGCCCTTGGTTAGCTAACACGTTGCGTCTTTCAACAATGTTCACCTCAGCAAGCTTGCCGGTCAAAGGATTAATGTCCGGCATAATCTCCAAAACCGTGTAACCATACCATTTGGCTTCAACAATGCCCTGAATAATCTTGGTGAACTGAGAACCTTGAATCTTGCGAGTAGCTTCGATGTCCTTCACATACTTGCCACCTGAATTTTGACGAGCAAGCATATATCGCTCACCGATAATCTGGGATTCAACGGTTTCCAG